CTGGGTAATTGATTACGGTGGACTAAAAGAACTAAAACAACTTCTTAAAGATCAATTCGATCATAAAACATTGATCGCTTATGATGATCCTGATCTAGAACGATATAGGCAACTTGAAAAAGATGGCATTTTAGATTTAACTGTATTGCCTGGTATGGGTTGCGAAAGAATCGCTGATATGTTATATAAATTTGTTAATTCTGTTTTTATTCCTGACTATTTGGGCCAAGTTGAATCTGAAAGAGTTTGGTGCTATAAAGTCGAAGTACGAGAAACTCAAAGCAATATGGCATTTAGAGAAGGACATAGAGAGTGGAACGAAAATCTTTTAGAAGATATTTAAAAGAAATATATAAATGACCGATATTGAACAGGCACTTGATGCTAAAATTGCACCTTGGACAGAGATAGAATTCAGATCTAAAACATTTTGGGTATTTAGAGATGCCTACCCTGTTACAGAAGGTCATTTATTATTTGTCCCAGTATTTCAAAATACAGAATGTTTGATGAGTTGCTACCAAGCAGCATACAAATGGGGATATAATGGCATTGATCTAGACAGATGGCAAGGATTTAATGTGGGCCAAAATGTAGGTCACAGTGCAGGACAAACTGTGATGTATCCACATGTTCATATGATTCCTCGTCGTAACGGGGATTGTGATGACCCGAGAGGCGGCGTGAGACATGTTATACCCAATAAAGGAAATTACTTAAAATGAAATCATTAGGCATAATTGGACTAGGATATGTAGGAAATGCAGTTAAGAATGTTTATAAAAGTAAACAGTATGACTTAGTATGTGTAGATATAGACAAAACAAAATCAACTCATAACTTTGATGATCTTTTTAGTACGGATGCTATTTTTATTTGTGTGCCCAGCCCAGCATCGGAAGATGGCTCTTGTGATGCATCTATTTTAATTAATACTTTAGATAAGCTCACCAATTACAATAAATTAATTATATCTAAAACCACTGCAACTCCAGATATATACGAAACTTTATCTAATAAATTCCCTAACCTTGTACACATTCCTGAGTTTCTTACTGCAAATAATAGCATTAATGACTATGCAGACGAGATAGACAACATTATTGGTGGCGATTTATTGCGTCAGGAATTTATAGTTCAAGCAATGGAACTAACTAGGTTAGGACAATTAAAATTAAGATCAAGTTACATTTCTAGCTGTAAAGAAGCAGCCTTTGTAAAATATGTAGAAAATTCTTTCCTTGCGACAAAAGTTGTGTTTATGAACGAAATGGCTCTTCTTGCAGAAAGATGTAATTTAAATTGGAATAATGTTGTTGGATTATTACAAAAAGACCCAAGAGTTGGACTAAGTCACTGCAAAGTTCCAGGACCAGATGGTTTATATGGATTCGGTGGTCATTGTTTTCCTAAAGATACAAATGCTTGGTTACAATTTGCCAACAAGTTGGGAATAAAATTGACTTTGTTGGAACAAGCAGTTATAATAAATAAAGATCTACGAAAAGAATGAACATTATAGAATGGATCCTAAAGTGGTCCAGTAATTTTTTAATTTTATTGGGTGCTTTTGCTACAAGTTTTGACTATACACCACTTAATAAATATCTTTTCTTAACTGGCAGTATTACATGGACCTTGGTAGGCATTATGTGGCGACAACCTAGTTTATGGACAGGAAATGCTATTTTAAGCCTTGTATATGTAATAGGGTTTTTATACTAAATCATACATTAATTAATTTAAGGACAATAAATGAGTAAATTTCATTACACAGAAAAATTCTATTCCATTCAGGGAGAAGGCCGTTACATGGGAGTACCTAGTGTATTCCTTCGTATGTTTGGCTGCAATTTTAGATGCAAAAATTTTAATAGATATCAGGAACATATTCTTGGAGAGGAAATTACACACAATCCAGAAGTGGTTGAAATTATTCGTAATATAGACAATTATAATGATTTTAAAGACTTGCCATTAGTCAAAACAGGATGTGATAGTTATAGTTCAGTATATCCTGAATTTAAAAAATTTGTAATGAAAGATACTGCAGATCAATTAGCTAAAAGTATTGTGGATTTATTGCCGCAAAAAACATGGCAAGATGAGCATTTAGTAATTACTGGTGGAGAACCACTATTAGGATGGCAAAGAGCATATCCAGAACTGTTAGAACATCCACTTATGCAAAGTTTACAAGAACTTACCTTTGAAACAAATGGCACTCAAGAGCTTACTGGAGAATTTTTTCACTATCTTATGGAAGATACATTAGTTAAAGAAATTACTTTTAGTGTAAGTCCTAAACTTAGTGTGAGTGGAGAAAAATGGTCTGATGCAATTAAACCTGATATAGTATGTGATTACAATCTATTGGGATATACTTATTTGAAATTTGTTGTAGCTGGAGAGCAAGATACTGAGGAAATTTTAGAAGCAGTGAATGCTTATCGTGATGCAGGATTTACTGGCCCAGTTTATCTTATGCCTGTAGGTGGCGTAGAAAGTGTTTATGAGTTATATAATAAAAATGTTGCACTATTGGCTATGAAACATGGCTTTAGATATAGTGATAGGCTGCAGGTTCCTCTCTTTAAGAATGCATGGTCGACTTAATTAAAAATATCCATACTAATAACTTATAAATACTTTTATGTTCAATTTATTTAAAAATCGAATTAAAAAAGATAAACCACAGGAACCAGATCCTGTACCTTCAACACTCCCTAAACCTAAACGACAGCCTAAACAACCAAAACCTAAACCAACTGCTAAAGAACTAGCAACAAAAAAAGGACAACCATATATCAGTGTGCTAGCAATGGAACTAAGTCCAGATAATATTGGTATAGGTGCTTTTGAACTAGATTGGAACGAAATTTTCATAGCAAAACTATTAAATGCTGGATATAAAGGCACTAGTGAAGAAGAAATCGTAGACCAATGGTTTACTGATATTTGTAGAAATGTTGTTATGGAAACTTACGAACAGTATGAAGCTAATAGCCCAAGACCAGTTTCTGGAGTCCAGCGTAAAGATATTGGAGATGGTAGAACAGAAGTAAGTTGACTTATATAGTATAATATGCTACTATTATTGTACTATGAAATACATCATTATTGACACCGCAAATACTTTTTTTAGAGCACGACATTCAGCTCACCGACAAAGTGACTTATGGACAAAACTAGGTTTTGCTGTTCATGTTACTTTAAGTAGTGTAAATAAAGCATGGCGTGAACACAAAGCTGATCATGTAATTTTCTGCTTAGAGGGTAGAAGTTGGCGTAAAGATTTTTATGCCCAATATAAAGCCAACAGAGCAGTAGCTCGTGCTGCCTTAACTGAATCAGAACAAGAGGAAGATCAGATGTTTTGGCAAACATTTGACGACCTTAAAAAGTTTTTAACAGACAGTTCCAATTGTACAGTATTACAACATCCTCAACTAGAAGCAGATGATTTAATTGCAGGTTGGATTCAATCACATCCAACAGACCAGCATATTATTATCAGTAGTGACAGTGACTTTCATCAATTGTTAAACAACAATGTAAAGCAATATAATGGTGTTGCAGACGAATTGTATACTATTGAGGGAATTTTCGATAGAAAAGGCAAGCTTGTAATTGATAAGAAAACTAAAGAGCCTAAAACTATTCCTGACCCAAAGTGGATTTTGTTTGAAAAATGTATGCGTGGTGATCCTACAGATAATGTTTTTAGTGCCTATCCTGGTGTAAGAACTAAAGGAACTAAAAATAAAGTAGGACTATTAGAAGCTTATAGTGACAGTGGCAAAAAAGGGTTTGCATGGAATAATATAATGCTGCAACGATGGACAGATCATAATGGTGTAGAGCATAGAGTATTAGATGACTATGAGCGTAATAGAACTCTTATTGATCTAACTGCTCAACCAGACGAAATAAAAGAAAAAATTATATCTTGTATTAAGGAAAATTCAAGAACAAAAAGTTTACCCATGGTGGGTGCAAAGTTTTTGAAATTTTGTGGTAAATACGATCTAGTTAAAATTTCAGAACAAGTAAGTGGATACAGTGAATTTCTAAGTGCAGGATATCCAGATGAAGTATAAAGTCAATAAAACAAGTTTAGTTACACTAAAACCCAATGATCCAGATTTTTTGTTAAAGGATCAATTCGTTGTTTCCCCCCGAGCAGGATTCGAAATAGATACCCGATGCCCTCATAGTTATAAGAGAGTCATTACGGAGTGCCTACAAAATGGCTGGCTTAAGCCAGTAGCCACAGTGTATGATCATGAAATTACTTTTGCGAGACTAAAACATGAGTGAACAACTATTAGCTAAAACAATTTTAAAAAATAAATTTTGGATTGTAGAAGATTCTACTAACAATAAAGTTGCAACTATTCAAGCAGTTGAAGATGGTTCCTTTGTATTTGTAGATAAACAAAGCACAAGGCAAAAATATCCTAGTATTAAATTACTTACTGCACAACATAATATTGCTTTTGATAAATCTAAGAAAACCCAACAAAGTAATGTAGAACTACACGATCTTTACGGTTTTCCTATTAGTCAAACTGCACATAATATATATTGGGATATTCAACATAAATTTGCAGTTTTTACAAAAAACAAAAAAAGTAAAAGTTTTTTCTGTGCCGGGTATTATGCAATTAAATTTAATCATGGTTGGGTTAAAGCCTATTGTCCAAAACTTATTACCTTGAATAGATATGAATTTATTGGCCCATTTAAAACAAAATTAGAAGCACTAGAACAAGCTAGATTTAAAAACAATCTTGAAGGGTTTAATAATGGAGAATAACATGCCCTTACACTTTACTATGTTTAATAGTAAGGTGCGACTAATGAATCAGTCTAATAGTAAGGACCTTGTGTTATCAGCTCAAGAGGCTAGAAATTTGCATGCGGATATTTTTGAACTATTGAATCAATATAATGCGTTGAATAAACACTTAAGAGCTGAACCTGCTGTTGATGTAATTACTCTTAATATGGATGGCGGTAAGTTTTAACTACGCAGTTTATGTATAAATAACATAGTGAGAACTTTCAATTATGAGTAGACCTAA